ATATGAAACAATTAGATTTAGAAAAAGCTGGATATAAATATTTTAAATCAGTTTTATATCCTAATGCAAAAGCATTATATCAAAAGAAATGTAGAGATTGAGAGTATTTCATAAATTGTATAGTATATGAAGATAATATAACTAACTGATGAAATAATTATATGTTTGAAGTTCAATTTGAATATAATAATAGAGCTGTTAATTTAGAAACAGTTCAATGGTTTAATGATGTAGATGAAAAATATAGACCATATCCTACTATTGAAGAAGTAGAAAAAATGATAGATAAAATATATTTAGCTTATATTAATAATAATATGAAAGAAAAAGATTTTTGAAATTTTAGCTTCATCAAATTTATAATCCATTCAAATATTAGCTTTAATACTTAATCAGTCAGTATCTTGAAAACTAGCTTGTTCATAAACTTTTTGTTGGATAAAAGTAGAATAAGTATAAACATCAGAAGTTATAGGATTATACCAATTTCTTCAAGTTTTTAAAGTATAGATAGACACTCATTTATCACTACCATACATATTAACTTTAATTCAGACATTACCTACAGGTATTTTAACTGAAAAAACAACATAAAATAAAAATATTCAAATAAGTAATGTGGCTATAATTCAACCAACAAAAGCATTACCATTATTCAAAGAGTTCCAACCTGATGGTATGCTGTTTACTGATGCGTAACCACTACCACGAATTGTACACACTGCAACAATAAGCAAATCTCCGTCTGCGGTACCAGAAGGTCTATCTACCGCCGCAGAAGCAGAACCTATTGCTGAACCTGTTGCTGATGTTTGATAAGCTGGAAATGCCATAGTTTTATGAAAACTTTACTTTATAAGTTGCTGTGTAGGTATCACCACTAACAACAGACTTGCTTGTTGTCAATGCTCTCGCAAGCATCACACCCGCACTCGAAGCATTAAAGATACCGATTTCCTCAATCGTTTTTGTACCTGACGCTGTCCAAGTGTATACAAGTTGTAGTGTGTCGTTTGTTTGGGTTGTCGTAACACGAGATACTGTTGCTGATACACGAGCAAGTCCCGAGTCTACAATTTCAGCCTGTAAAGCTGTTTGAGAAGGTGCAACTGCTGTACTTGATGTACCAAGTGCAAGATAGGTAAATGGTGTTGCCGAAGCATCACCTGCAAGTAAAGCAAGTTGTGCAAAACCTGCATTCATAATTGAGTTATAGACTGTAAATTCTTCTACGGTTCCATTTATTCTCGTAATCTTAATATCTATCCAACCCTTCATTTTCAAATCTTCTATTTTATCCATTTTATTTTGAGTACACTACTTCACTTTCTAATACTGGCGTATCGTCAATATTTCTTGATGAATAGTGTGCTTTTAATTCTAAAGACCTTTTAATAATTTCTGCATCCAATTCTCGTGCTTTATCTTTCATGATATTCATTTTTGAATACTCACTACAAGCAAACAAACAAGGTATATCATGGAACATACGAGGTATACCCATTTCCTTTGTGGTGTCTGTTGATTCAAAATAATCAGACTCTCGTTTGTATATTACCTTTAGTCCTGCTGTCATTGTTACACTTCCTGTTGCTGGGGCTGGGTAAAGAGTCACAATATCTCCTTTTAGGTCGTATTTTGATGGTATACCAGGATTGCTTGCATATCCTGTCTCACTTGATTCAATTTCTCTTATATCAGAGTAATCAATAGGATAAATAGGGTAGTATTTACCTGCTGAGTCCATGACTTCAAATCCTTGGATAAAGACATGATCTCTTCCAAGTTGATAATCAGCAACACCATTACTTAGATTTGTTGTATCTTCTGGTAGTGTTGTGTAATTGGGGTCGTCATCTTGCCAACGACCATCTGCGGTATATAAGAGTGCCTTTGTTTTATCAAGACCACTGTTTATAAGATTTGTAAACTTTAGTAATAGATTTGCATTACTAGAGATAGCACCGTAATCACCACCAAATAGCCAATCTTCACATTTTTGTATTGCACCATTTTTTGTTGTTGTGTCGTTGAAAGTCATATATTTTAATTTTCTAATCATAAGGGGCATTACCCCCTATGTTAAAACACTAATCTGGTACAACTGCCGTAACTACTGCACCGATAGCTGTATATCCATTTCCCATCCATCCGATTGTATTATCAATCTTTGTAAAGTAATGAATTTGTGTATCAGTAAATAGATACTCTTTTGTTCCGTCACAGTCTTCAGAGTTTATTTCTTCTGCTGAAGATGATGGTGTTCGTACTTCAAAGTTAGAACCTGCTGAGCCAATTACTGTGATTCGATGTCCGTTTGGAACATGAGCCAATGAAGGCAATACAATAAAATCATCAGCATTTGTTGTAACTCCTTGAACTTCAACAACTGTTACGAGTGGTGGAACTGAATTTCCTGTTCCTTGTGTTGCCGAAGCAATCAATGTTACAGGCACCATTGCTACACCCTCGAACGTTGGATTTTTTGAATCTACTAGAGCCATAATTTTATATTCGTTTAGTTAATAAAGACGACTATAAAGATTAAGCAACAAGGACATCAAAGAGAACAGGAACCATCTTTGTCCACGCCTTGAATTTTGAGTCAATACGAGTCTCAAGACCAATACCTGAAATCTGAGCACCTGAAACTACTGGATTGATAAGAGTCTTAACTTTTCCGTATGTACTCTTACAAATACCAACTGCAAATGCTTTTTTAACACCTGCAAAAACGTGTCCTGAAGCGTGCTTACTTGAAGAGTAATGATACATACCCATCCACTTAAAGCCACCATTTACCTGTGATACTCCGTTCTTGAGAACATCATCAGCAACATTAAAACCTTCTGCTGATGCAAGAGTTTCTACGAGTTCATAGTCTGCTTCACGCCATACGATGAATCCACCATTACGAGAGAGCAATTCACCACCACCTGCTTCACGGATTTCACGCTTGATACCAGTGATGATTTTCTTGATGTTTATTGTTGCAACTGTAATGTTTCCTGCTGAACCTCCGATACTTGCGTTGTCAAAGTTTGTCCACTGTGCGTGTTCTGACAACATTTCTGTTTCCATACCTTCGTTAAGGATGATACCCATTCGGTCTGCAATTTCCATGAAATCAGAAAATGTTTTCTGAGCCAAGTCTGCATCATCAATGTGTTCTGCTGAATAGATGTAATCTGTAATAGAAACAGTGTCATCTGTTGTAGCAATCGCTGTTGATGTGTAACCAGTACCACGAGTACCAGTTCCGAGTGTTGCATCTGTTAAATAAGGATTTCTCCAAATACCTGAATCTGTATATTTTACGAGACAAACTTCTTTCCACACTGTTGGTGCTGAAAGACGTTCTTGTAGTTTTGTTTCGTATTCAATCTTAGGAATAATAGCCATTTTTTATCTAGTAATTTTATGTATTTAATTACTATTGATTATCTTTTGTAATAATCAAACGCTTATTATGAGTTGTAAAACACTCCCTTTTTGTTGTCTTTTTCTAGTTTTGCATTGATAACCTTGATACGCATATCTGCTGGTACTTCTTCTATTGGTTTGCCCATCCAGTATTCTACTGAATTTGTTGCTACGCCATTTGAAGACTTACCTTTAATAGTTGCATTTTGAGTCTTTTGTAGTGATCTTCGATTTTCAAGTTTTGACTTAAAATAATCATTTTCGAGTAAAGAGTCTAAGTCCTTGAACCCTGATTGTTTTAATTCTTCTTTTACAAAATCAAATTCACTCGTTTCAATACCACTAGATTTGAGAAATGCTTTTGCTCCATAATCTAATACGTCTGAGTTTTTGCTTGACTCTTTTGTATATGGCTTGTCCTTGTTTCTTGCAAGAATTGCCTTATACTTTAGAGCTTCTGCTTTCCAATCTGTAACATCTTCTTGAGAAGCTGTATCATCTTGGTTTTGTTCTTGATTATCTTCACTTTCGTTATTTTCTTCTTGAACGTCTTGGTCTTGATTTTCATCCAGTTCCAAGTCTGGAGTATTTTCATCTTTTATCATAGTGATGTTCTAGTTAGTACGCCATTTAACAAAGTTGCGTTTCTTGATTACTTTAATAATAACACACTTATATTTGACAATGCAAATTATTCAGTATTTATTTATATGTTACTGTCAAGTTTGCTGTGCCACCTATGGTTGCATAAAGTCCATTACTGAACGTTATCTCACCCAACTGCAACACTCGTTCACCAGTTGTTGCTACCGCAGAGAATGTGAGCGTATCACAAATGATACGACAATTTGCCCCTGCACCAGAAGCCATAACTGTTGAAGTGTCAGAGTGCTTTCTACCTTTCATTCCTGATTGTCCTTTTTTAAACATATAAATCAAATCGCCTCATTATAAGGACTTTCTACTTCCTCTTTTTCCATTTTTACTCTTTCTAATTCGTCAAATCCATTCTTTAGGTAATTTACACCTGCCCACATACCACGAATGTTTGCACCAAGTTCTGCGTCTGGTATCGGATTTGATACAGACAATGAAGCAAGGTTAAAAGCGGCGTTCTGTAATGGGTTATGATCATGTCCCTTTTGAATTACACCATGAGAGTAAATACACGCTAGTAATACCTTTTTTACTGCCTCATACATATCCTTATCAGCACAAAATGTCTCTATCTTTACCTTTTCTAAATCAGTTAAATATTCCATATATATTGATTATTTTTATAATTATTGTTCTTCTTTTAATTGCTCCTTATCGACAGGAGAAGTTATCTGTTTTGTCTTTACGTCTGGCACTTGCTGTACGCCTTGTATCATTGAAGTAAAGTCAATCGGGTTCATTCCTGAACTTTCTATTAACTGGTTGAATGATTTTGCAAGCCCTGGAATTGAAGCGAATGCTTGTGGGTTTGCAATTACCATTGATATAAGTTTTGAAAGTTTATCTGCATCACGAGCAAGGTACTTCTGTTTTCCTGCTACGTTTATTTTTACTTTCATTGGAATGTCACCAATCTCACCCTTTACTATCTCCATAAATCCACGACCATTGCTGAACATTTTACTTTTACCACTTATAATGTCGGACATGAGTGTTTGTTTTACAAGTTCCTTTTCTTCGTTTGTTGGTACAATACCAGTTTCAAGTATCTTTTCCCCTATCTTATCTTCAACAGTATTTGAAGAAACGATTTTTGCTATTTCTGTTATTTCATCAAGTGATAATTCCTCACTGAATGTTTTACCACTATTCATTTCCTTAACTAAATAAGGCAATATAAGTTTTGGATAGAGAGTATCTGCAAAGAAAGTAGCAATTTTACCTTGTCGATACTGATGGATGCCTTCTCCTTCGTTTACAATAAGTTCCTGCAATGCGAATGGTGTACCCGATGACGGATTGACACCTAAAGCACCTTCTGAAGCAGAACCGAGTAATCTTGCATTGTTTCTCTGGTCATTTTGGTAATTCTGAAATCCTGCCAGGTTGCTTAAATCAGAATTGAATCGTTGTGTATTATCACCCTTTGCTTGTTTGAGTATTGTATTTGATTTTAATTCAGTTAGTTTTTGATTACCAAGTTCTTGACTGTCTGTAATTATAAGGTTAAATGCTGAATCAAGAAGTTTCTTAATTTTTATAGCAGAGTAGTTATTCCAAACTTGTGGTTCAAAGAGTCTTTCAACAATAGAACGACCACACGCACGCCCCTTTGAACGTACTCGGTCAATCTTTAGAGCAAAGAAAGTTTCATTTATCGGCTTATCAATTCCACTAAAAAGAGTCAAACCTATCTTTTCTTTTTCTGGTGAATTATAGAAACAAACATAATGTCTTTGTGGTACATATTTGTACTGTTCTCCATCTTCTTTTATCCAGGTTTCAGGCATATTACCAACAAGTTCATATACATCAATATATTTACCTGGTGTTTTTGCTACTTGTTCCCCTGATGTATTATTTACTTTCTCATACTGTGCCATTGCTATTGCCATATCAATAGCTTCATCATTCCATTTTCCTTTATATTCAATCAAATCTGCGACAGTCATTTGGTGTCGAATACACAAAGGACTAGCGAGTACGTCTGTCTGATCACAAAAAGCGAGTGTTTTTAGGTCTACAACCTCTGGTCTAACACTTTGAACATCTTTCACGATAACCAAATCATAAATAATCGAAGTCTCAACAACATCGTCAATGAAAGTATCTAATTGATTTTTTGTAGCCCAATCTGGGTGAAACTTCTTTACTAAAAATGACTTATGTGAATTATGAATATCATCAACAAAAGGAACAATGTCCTTTACGTCAAAGCCCTCTGAACGAAATGCAACATCAATAATCGGTGTTACCAAGTCATCATAAGGTCGTAATCCATCATTCTGTCCATCGTGATACCACGCATTCGCAACATTAGTACATCTTTCGATGTGTTCGTTCATATTCCAACTCTTTGATTTAGTAAGAGGAATACGCTCTGTTTTCCATAGATTCTCTTGTGTCTTTATGTAGTCGAATACTGTTTGGTTTTCCATTGGGTAAAAAAGTTATTTACTTTTCCCCCAGTTTTCCTGCCGAGAAGTCTTTATGTGGTTAATTATATATTATTTAATTTGTCAATACAACTTTCTGCTCTCGTTTTACTATAAAATAATCTGCAATACCGTTTTTATCTTTGCTTATCTCAATTTTTTCGTATGGTTTCAGTTCTCTGATTATTTCTAGTATTTTTTTTTCATTCACTGATATATCCATATTATACAAGTAAATTATTTATAAATACATCTAAGAATGTATCGTTATTGAACAACTGTTTTCCTTGTGATAATGACAATCTTCGTTCTGTTTTATCTTTACTGCCTATTTTGCTTAAATTCACATACATCTCTGTATAAAGCACTTCTGGTTTTAGTGACAGAATAGTATCTTTTATATTTTCTGTACGCTTCTTTTTTGTTTCTCCATTGAATAGGAGTGTGAGGTTGTATTTCATTACTTTTATTATACCACTAGATTAAAAACAAGCAAATTAAATCGCCTCATTTCTTTCTGGTGATTCATCTCTATCAATAGGTGCAAAATATGGAGGTTTTGCGTGGTGTACTTGATAAGCAAGAGAGTCCAAAATATCATCATGCTGTCCGTTAGGAAATGTTCTCATTTCGTCAAGCAACTCAAGGTTATCTCCAATAAGAAAGATACTCCTACTTTCCCATCGAGGAATAAGACCACGTATTCTTAATTCCTTATTCTGTAATTTATGTTCAAGTGGTGT